GGATACCCTGGTTATAAATTCCAATAAAGTAATCTGTCATACAGATTCTTGTAAGTTCTTAAGCTAGGTCTAATCTTATATTAGACCCGTGATGCTTCCAAGCAAATTCATGATTTGCCAGGTTGCCCTGCACCTGTGAACTTGAGCCAGGATGACACTTTATAAATTAATGAAAAGAATAAATGAAAAAATAATAATAAAATTATTTTCTCTACTTTATCCTAACATTAATTCAAGAAAGTATCTAGATCCCTATTTCCACATTGTTTCTAACCTGATTGAAAATCAGGGTATAATACATGCCACAAAATATCTAAAACAATGTAGATTACATTGTACTAGGTATATATGTGGACATCCATTATATAAAAACAATATGAAAATAGGTATAGATCCTGACGGGTGACCAAAAGCCCTCTGTTTCCATAAAGAGTTATCATCAGGTAATATGGAAGAAAGAAAACTATTGTTTTCTATTCTTACAATTACCAGGTCATTTACTCTCGACGGAAAACAGAGAGATAAGCTTGTTCCTGATTACGAATCGATAACGAAACCGGGAAGAATTAAAAAAATAATTCCAACTGGTTTTATTAAAGAGTTCGTATCAAATAATAAGTTATTTACAGGAAAACCTAAATTTGATATAGAAAATATTTATATATCAAATAAGGCTGGACCTGTAGGTAAAGCAACAAAAAGTGCCATGAAGACACTTTTTAGCTATTCTTATGATTTGATGGCCAGTATATTTAAAATTACTGATCAAGCAGGACAAGATTATTTTTCGAGTTCATACAAGTTTAACTGAGAAAAAGGTAAAAACCTTAAAACAGAAAAACTTGGTAAACTTTCGTTTATTTATGATCCTGAATGTAAGCTAAGAATAGTTGCTATAATTGATTATTATACGCAATTATTTCTTAAACCTATACATATGAAAATTATGAATTTACTTCATAAACTTCCATGTGATAGAACTTACACCCAAGATCCATTCAATAAATGAAAGGATGATGACGAAAACTTTTGATCACTGGATTTATCATCAGCTACCGATAGATTTCCAATCTCATTACAGAGAAGATTATTATCAATAATATTTGATAAAGATCTTTCCGATGGATGAAATGAAATACTATCGTCAAGAGAGTTTGTAGCCCCAAACGGTAATCTACTGAAATATTCAGTAGGTCAACCTATGGGAGCTTACTCATCTTGAGCTGCCTTTACCCTAACTCACCATTTAGTTGTGCACTGATGTGCTAAACTATGTGGTTATGATAAATTCACTGATTATATCATTTTAGGAGACGATATCGTTATAAAAAACGATAAAGTTGCCAAAATGTATAAAAAGTGAATGAATCATTTAGGGGTTGATTTATCTGATGCAAAAACTCATGTATCTAAAGATACATATGAATTTGCAAAAAGATGAATCAGTAAAGGAAAAGAGATAACTGGATTACCAATGAATGGAATTATTAATAATATTAATAATCCATTTATAGTAATGGTTACCCTTTATGACTTTTTCAAGGTCAAAGGGAACTTTTTAAGTTCTTCAAGGAATTTAAACCAAATTGTTTCTTCACTTTACAAAGGACTGAATAAGAAATTATCAATTAAATTTGATAATTCCAGATTCAGGATGAAAATGAAGGTTTTCCATAAGTCACTGGACTTTGCATTTGGATATGCAACGATAGACTCACTACGTGAGATGCTAGCGTTGAATATAACAAATGAAAGTTTCGTGATCCCTGGAAATGATTTAATTCATCAAGTTTTTGATGATGTCATTTCTCAGGGAATTGGAAAATCCGTCGAAAAGAGTATGAAAGAATTAGCTCTTTTAGGTCAAAAATTAATCTATAATTGTGAAAATATAGATATTGATGATCCTAATGATCTAAGATTCCATCCTCTTTTCAAGGGAGTGAATAATTATATTAATAATTACAAAGATCGTGTCTCTAAGTGAGCCGTTAATTCGACGAACTATAGAGACAAATCTAAAGAATTATTAATGTTAAATATTGATCATGTATTTGGTAAAGAGAGAAATAAAACTCTTGAATTACTAAATACTGGTAAAATATTTAACTTAGGATTTAAAAAGATAAACTCAATGGATGAGATTATGTATGGTTCTTCTATTGGAGAATCATCATACTCTTATACCAAAGATGCTATCGATTTAATATCCTATAATTATTCATTGACTTTCTCAGAATTAAAACAGTTAGACCAAGGTACATACGTCAAGTATGGAATGAAAACCCAAACTGAAACGTATGACGCCTGAGCTAACTGGGGTAAAGTTGAGAAAGATCCCTCAC